AAGGAGGATCACTTTTTTATCCAGAAAAGGGTATAGAGTATCATCCAGTAAAAGGTGATCTTGTAATACATGGGGCGGGACAAGATTGTTTGCATGGAGTAAATGAGCTGCTTAGTGAAGTTAGATATACACATTCTAATCATATATATAAAATGGTAAAGGTTCCAGAATCTTTTGTAAAAACTAACCTGCATGGAGCCGAATTTGGAATTTAATTTTAATGACATAATAGATATACTAGACGGTGAAGAATTTGATGAACGTCCAGTAGATCTACGTACATTTGTAACAAGCCCAGACTATTTAGGGCTTCCCCCTTTATCTGATTATCAATATACTCTTATTGAAAAGTCTTCTCAGATATATAAAGAATCAACCTTGGTTAAACTGTTTGGAGAAGAAGAAGGAAAGCGCATGTTTAAACAAACATGCAATGAAGTAATTGCTCAACTCGGAAAGGGTTCTGGAAAAGACTATACGGCTACCATTTCAGTATCGTATATGGTTTATCTTCTGTTATGCTTAAAAGACCCAGCAACATATTATGGTAAGCCACCAGGCGATACAATTGATATTCTAAATATTGCTATTAACGCACAACAAGCAAACAACGTTTTCTTTAAAGGATTTAAAACTCGTGTTGACAGATGCCCTTGGTTTGCAGGTAAATATGAAGCAAAAGCATCAGAAATTAAATTTGATAAGAGCATAACAGTACACTCAGGTCACTCTCAAAGAGAAGCTTGGGAAGGATATAACGTTATTGCTGTAATCCTTGATGAGATTTCAGGATTTGCAATAGAGAACACAACAGGACACGATCAAGCAAAAACAGCTGACGCTATATATGATATGTATCGTGCATCAGTAATTTCCCGTTTTCCAGACTATGGCAAGGTTATATTGCTTTCCTTCCCTCGTTTTAAAAATGATCCTATTCAAAAATTTTATGACTCAGTTATAGCAGATAAAGAAACAATTATTAGATCTGCTACATTAAAAATGGACGAGGATCTGCCAGAGGGTACACCAGGAAACGAGGTAGTTGTTGAGTGGGAAGAGGACCACATTGTTTCATATGCTATACCAAAAGTATACGCAATTAAAAGACCATCCTGGGAAGTTAATCCAACTAAAAAGATTGAAGATTATAAAGTAGAGTTTTATAAAAATATGCCAGACGCTCTGGGAAGATTTGCATGTATGCCTCCAGAGATGATAGATGCATTTTTTAAATCTCGTGAAAAAATAGAAAAAGCGTTTAGCAATACTGCTCTTGCAGTAGATTCTTTTGGAAGACTGGAGAATTGGTTTGCGCCAGATCCAGACAAAGAATATTTTATACACGTTGACTTGGCGCAAAAACATGACCACTGTGCTGTCTCTATGTCACATGTTCAAAAGTGGGTTAACGTAAAGGTAACAGACAGCTACTCTCAGCCTGCCCCAATAGTTGAAGTTGATGCCGTAAGATACTGGACGCCAACACCAGACAAGTCTGTAGACTTTACAGAAGTAAAAGACTACATCTTGGCTTTGAGAACTGCTGGCTTTAAAATAAGACTATGTACTTTTGATAGATGGAATTCTCATGACATGATGCAGCAATTAAAACAATATGGAATTAATACTGAGATATTGTCTGTAGCAAAAAAACATTATGACGATATGGCAATGGTTGTGCTTGAAGAAAGATTAAAAGGTCCATATATACCTTTACTTATAGATGAATTGTTACAATTAAAAATAATGAAAGATAAAGTTGATCACCCACGCAAAGGATCAAAAGACTTGGCTGACGCAGTTTGCGGGTCAATATTTAATGCAATTAGTATGACAAGGCCAAATGTAAATCAAGAAATAGACATACATACATATGAGTCTATGTCTTATGATGATGATTTTGGCAAAAAGGCAGACGCAGAGGTTCATCACTATAATATGATTCGTGCCCCCAAAATGCCAGAACATTTAAAAGAAGCTATGGATAGGATGCAAATAATATGAGTGAATATCAAGAACAAGCAAAGTTATGTAAATGTTGCACAAAACATGTTCCACTCCCAACAGTTATGAAAGAGTATAACGGAGAGACTGTATGTCCAACAACTTATTATAATATAGTTGAATATAAAAGAATATGGAAGTCTTACGGCAAGAGGCCGATGGGAAGTATAAGAAAACATTTTTCTGAATACGTTCAGCAGGCTGTTGAAAAAACTATTGACAATATTTAATGTCATATATTATAATTACTAACTAGGCGCCAATAGCTTAGTTGGTTAAAGCCCCGAACTCATAATTCGGTAATCATAGGTTCAAGTCCTATTTGGCGCACAGGAGGGGAAAATGGACGAAGAGTTATTAAATATGTATGTTGAAATGGGTGTAATCAAAATGTCTGGTATAGACGATAACGGAGAGTTTATTTTCACAATTGATCCAATTGCACAAGAGCTTGCCCCAGAGTTATGGGAAGCTCATACAAGTTTTGTGGATGCAACGCTTATAGATTTATTTGAAAAAGGTTTACTAAATGTAGAATACGATGAAAACTTAGAAGCACATATGGAATTAAGTGATGAGGGAAAAAGAGTTGCAAGAGAATTAGGATTGATAGAATTAGACGAATAAGATATAATAATTTGCCCTTGTAGCTCAGCGGATAGAGCGAGGCTCTTCTAAGGCCTGCGTCAGAGGTTCGATTCCTTTCAGGGGCGCATGCGGTAGAACCGTCACTGTATGTCCTAGGACACGATCAAACGGCTATGTAGGAACAACACGCAGACTGGCTGCGCCGCTAACCAGTATTGGACCATAGCTCAGTTGGCAGAGCGTAGAGCTGTTAACTCTAATGTCCCAGGTTCGAGCCCTGGTGGTCCAGCTCAAAATATAGATCTGAACAATCTATGTGGAGATAGGTTATACCGAAACCGACTCTGTAGGCGCATCATACGAAGGGGTTCAGCCCGAAGGAGATTGCTCTGCCAACCTACTAGGTATAACAGCCATTGGCTTAAGGACAGCGAATAGAACTGTGATAGCACGAATGGCATTTGCCCTGTTAGCTCAGTGGTAGAGCAGCCGCCTTGTAAGCGGCAGGTCAACAGTTCAAATCTGTTATGGGGCTCCATGGTCCATTAGCTCAGTTGGTTAGAGCGCTTCCCTGTCACGGAAGAGGTCGACGGTTCAAGTCCGTTATGGATCGCTAAGCTATTGACAATGCTATTTAAAAATAGTAAACTGATACAAAGGAGAAATATGAAAACAATTGGAGATAAAATTGACGGTTTTGCAATCGTCGGAGTAAAGCCAGGGAGACTAGATGCGTCTGATGATGTTTTTGAAACGCTAACAGAAAATTCCTTTCCTGGAAAGTGGAAAGTAATTGTTTACTATCCAAAAGATTTTACATTTGTATGCCCAACTGAAATTGTTGCATATGATAAGCTTGCAAAAGATTTTGAAGACAGAGACGCAGTACTGCTAACTGGATCAACAGATAATGAATTTTGTAAGATTGCATGGAGAAATGCACACGAAGATTTGAAGAAAACAAACTCATGGATGTTTGCTGATCAAATCCGTGGCTGGTCTTACGATGAAGAAAATGATAGGTCGCTATCTGGACTTGCTGATCAGTTAGGAATTATTACTCCACAAGGAGTTGCTTTACGTGCTACATTTATTGTTGACCCAGATAATATTATTCAACATGTAACTGTAAACAACCTTGACGTAGGTCGTAATCCAGAAGAAGCATTGCGAGTTCTAGATGCTCTTCAAACAGGAGAGCTTTGTGCCTGCAACAGACCTTTGGGCGGGGAAACGCTATAATGTCATGGGTAGACCAGCTTAAGGATTCTCTTCCAGAATATGCTAAGGATATCAAGTTAAACCTTGATGCAGTAATCAATAGATCAACAATTGATCCAGAGCATGCTACGTATCTTTCAATTGCAGCAGCATTTGCCACAGGTAATTCTAAACTTCTGGCATTTATTGTAGCAAATGCATCAGACGAAGTTGAAAAAAATGCAGCCCTGACAGCTGGTTCTATCATGGCCCAAAATAATATTTGGTATCCATTTATTGAGATGGCTGATGATGCAGGCCTTAAAGGACTGCCTGCACAACTTAGAATGAATGCAATAGCCTCACACGGAGGAACAACAAAAGCAAAGTTTGAGGCTTATTCCCTGGCTTCATCAATTATTGGAAAGTGTCATTTTTGCGTTAAAGCACATTATGAAACATTAAAAGAAGAGGGTTACTCTGTAGAACAATTAAGAGATATAGGTAGAATTGCAGCAACAATAAATGCCTTGTCTAAGATTCTATCAGCGTAATGGTATAATGTATTTATGAAAGAAAAGGTTGTTCATAACAGTAATCTAGTAGAGATTGTGCATAAGCATGATATCGTAGAATATCATAATGTTTTTACAGAAGCAGAGTGCAAATATATATTGGATTACTGGAACAGCCTTGAAGACTGGATTCCATCTTGTTTTTACGGAATGTACATAATCTCTGGTCAAAAACAAATATCAGCAGAAGCTGGAATGAAATTGCGTAATTTTCAATTAAAATTATGGAATCTTGCAGAAAAAGTTTTTGAAAGAGAGCTTCGTCAAATTAGTTTGAGCCCTCACAAATGGGATCCAGGTGCTTTTGCTGCAGACCATGCAGATAATGCGGAATTAGATGGAACACCAAATGCATGGATAGAAAACAAATTGGTCTCTATAGTTTATTTAAACGATGATTATGAGGGCGGAAAGTTAACTTTTAGGGATCACAATATAGCCATTAAGCCTAAGACTGGAACGGTAGTAGTATTTGATGTCGGCATAGGGAATGTTCATGCCGTCACAGAAGTTTTAAAGGGTGAGAGATACACGATGCTTGGATCTTATGATTTTATTGATTCTGAGTATTCTGAAGACTTAAACAAAATCAAAGATTCTGTAAAAGATATTCAATATCAGCAGAGGGCTGAGTGGAAAGAGGGAAAAGTAATGCCCAAAACAACAGCCTCAGACCCAACCTTAAACCAATAGAAATGGTATACTAGAATAATGGATCAATTAATATATTTGCTTAAAAAATGGCAGGCCAATTCCTTTGTTATGTCCAGCGCAGCACATGGATTTCATTGGAATGTAGAAGGCCCTTTATTCACACAGTACCACGATTTTTTTGGCAAAATCTATGAAGATGTGGATAGCACAATTGATGTCATATCTGAATGGATAAGAAAATTTGATTCACAGGCTCCGTATACACTGAGTCAGCTTATTGTCAATCAAACAATTGGAGAAACTTTAACCTCAAGCAACTCTCCAATATCAATGACAAAAATTTTATTTGATGCAAATGAAATAATGCTGAATGACCTAACAACATTATTCAATGCAGCAACACAAGCAGGCGAAGAAGGCCTAGCTAATTTTATTTCTGAAAGACAAAATAGCCATAAAAAATGGCAGTGGTGGCTTAAAGCAAGCTTAAAACAAACAATTAATTAGAACGGATAAATATGCAGTATATAGAGGTTATAGAATTCCCTGGTTTAGAAGAAATTAAAGCTAATTTCCCATATTACAAGCAAAAATTTTTAGATTCAAAAATTTTAGCATTTAGAAATGTAAATGCAGATTTTGCTTTGCAAGAAGATATTACAAAATTTTTTGGAGATAATCTCGGATGGTATCCAAACACTGAAAATCCAAATAGATCAGACTATATAGAAGACCATCATAAGCATATGATGGGTCAATCCATTGCAACAAAAGATGAATGGATGCTTGGGTGGCACATAGAATGGGTAGAGCTTGAAAATGATTCCTACTATGGTGCAACTTGGAATATGACAAAGTTTGACTGTGAGTATGACACAGGCAACACATGTTTTGTTGATATGACTGCTTTTTATAGTAGGTTGTCTGACGAAGAAAAAAACTTTTTGGACAAATGCATTGTTAATTTGCATACAAGAGGAAAAGATTATCAGTACAGCTATATAAAAAAACACTGGATAACCAATGAAAAAACTTTAAGGCCATTCTTAGGAGATTATGGAACAACAACTCTGTATACGTTTAATGGAGAAAGTCCAACAGAGGATCAAATAGAACAGTTCAAAACTCTGCATAAAAATATTCTTAAGGTTGTTTGGGAAGATGCTGGTATTAGGTTAGTTCACAGATGGCAAAAAGGAGACCTTTTGATACCAGACTTATTTAAATTGGCTCATGCTGTAACTGGAGGATTTGGAAGAGATCAGCGCCAATTAGATGGAATGTTTACAAAAGCCAACCCTTGGCACTCTAGATAGGATAAAAAAATGAAAAAAAATGAATTAATAAAATCATTGCAAGAGTTTCAAGCAAATTCAATAATTTTTGCACATCTAGTACACGGATTTCATTGGAATACTGAATCTGTTTTGATGAGACAATCTAGAATTATATACGAAGAAATTTATAAAGATGCAGAAAATGCTGTCCATGAGGTATCAGTTTGGCTGAGAAGATTAAATGGTGAGGCTCCTTATACTCTAGAAGAATTTTTAAAAAATCAAACTTTGGGTAATGTAAAACCAGATACATACTGCGGTGTAGAGATGGCTCAGCATTTAGTTCCAATTAATCAACGCATGATTGAGGATATTAAAATTTTAATTGAGCAGGCAATTGTTCACAGAGAACATGGGTTAGTTCAATTTTTATCAACAAGGTTGGGTCAACATCAAGAATGGAATTGGTTTTTAGAGTCAAGCTTGAAGCTTCCACCGAATCCTTGGAAATCACTAAAGGATTAATTTGTGTATTTAGATACAACAGTAAGCAATATATGTTTTGATGACATATTGCTTTTGCCATCTAGATCAAATATAAAAAGCAGATCAAATATTACTGCTGAAACAAAATTAGGAAATCCTAAAAATCCAGATGCTGTAATACATATGCCAAATCCATTTATGTCCGCACCTATGGAGTTTATTAATAGTAAAAAAATGGTTGAAGAGATAACTGAATATGGAGGCATTGCTTTTGTTCATAGATTTTCTGCTCCAGAAATTAGATTTGAGCAAATTGAATATCATATGAAAAATAGCAAATATCCTAATAGAATAGGATTTTCTGTCAGTAATACAGAGGCAGTTGATAAACAATTTATAGATAAAGTATTATCATTAGGAGTTAGAATAATATTAATAGACACTGCATTTGGACATACAGATTTTTCAGTAAATGCAGTTAAGGGTTTAAGAGAGCTATGTCCGTCCCACATCCATATAATGACTGGCAATGTTTCTTCTTTTGAGGCTTACAGGGATTTGATGGATGCTGGCGCAGATTCTGTAAGAGTTGGAATCGGCGGGGGAGCTGCTTGCACAACTAGAGTTGTAACGGGGTTCGGACAGCCAGTTTTAAGTTCAGTAATTGATATTTACGAAAGAATCAAGCAAGATGAATATAACGGTTTGATATCAGACGGAGGAATAAAAAATAATGGAGATGCAGTAAAAGCCCTAGCTGCTGGAGCAAGTGCAATTATGATGGGTAATTTTTTTGCTGGCCACGAAGAATGTGAAAAAGATAAAGATGGAAATTTAAAATTTAGAGGGTTAGCTTCTTTAGGAATTCAAACAATTCAAGGTGCAAATGTTCCAATAGACAGACTTCATATCGAAGGAGCTGAAGGAATACTAAAGAGTAAAGGATCTGTAAAAAATTCTATACAACAGCTAATTAATAATATTAAAAGCGGAATGTCTTATTGCGGAGCCGAAGATCTCAAATCCTTACGAAGAGATTCAAAATTTATAAAGGTTTCACCGCAGTCTATGCTGGAATCCAATAGTAGAATATAGGAGAAAATATGTACGAATATCGTGTAAAAAAATTATTAGGTGTTATAGACGGAGACACAATTGACGTTGACATTGATTTAGGGTTTGACATTTCGTTGTCAAAAAGAGTTAGACTTGCAGGAATTGATACTCCAGAATCAAGAACTTCTGATAAATTTGAAAAAACGTTAGGTCTTGAATCAAAAGAATATTTGAAGAAAAATATCAAGGACGCTCAAACAATAGTTATTAAAACTGAACTTCCAGATTCCTCTGAAAAATATGGAAGAATACTTGGCTGGATATACATAGACGGTTCTGAAAAATCAATTAACGAGATTATGATAGAGCACGGCTATGCATGGAGCTATATGGGGGAGACCAAGGTAAAAGATTTTGCTGTTCTTGCAAAAGCCAGGAAAGCATCTGGACACTAATATAGTAAATTTGCTATAATATATGTGGGTTGCCATATGGGACCCACATATTAATTTATTCGCTTAAAGGAGGAATAAAATGGTACTAACTCGTACTTTGGATCTTTTTAATGATCCTTTCTTTATTGGTTTCAATCATACATTGGACCGTTTAAATTCAGTTCACACAGCAGCAATTAATCAATCATATCCGCCTTATAACATTTTTAAGGTCGAGGATGATGTATTTCGTGTCGACCTAGCTCTGGCTGGGTTTGATAAGAAAGATGTAGAAGTATCTGTAGATAATGGAACACTTATTATTAAAGGTGAAATTGGAACAGAGGATGCTTCTGAAGCCCTACACAAGGGAATTGCTACACGTAAATTCACACGCACATTTGCGCTTGGTGAATATATGGAAGTAACTTCGGCTGAATTTAAAAACGGAATGCTTTCTATTACAGTAGAACGCATTGTTCCAGAAGAAAAGAAGCCAAAGACAATTAAAATCAAGTAAGGTATAATTGTAGTGTCGATCCGAGTTCGGAGAGACACGGGCAATAGTTACGCCTTAGGATTCACCTGAGCATGTGAATAAACTGCTCACCAAACAGAAAGATTATAAATGATCATACAAATTATAGGGCTACCAGGTTCTGGCAAAACATTTCTTGCTAAAGCTTTGAAAGAAAGAATTAATGCAATTCATCTAAACGCAGATGAAGTACGTGCTACAGTAAATTCAGATCTAGGATTTACAAAAGAAGATAGAATTGAACAAGCAAGACGCATGGGGGAAATGGCAAGACTTATTGCGAATCAGGGAGTTGCTCCAGTAATTGTAGACTTTGTATGCCCAACAAAAGAAACAAGAGAGGCTTTTGGTAAGCCAGATATTCTTGTTTACATGTATACAATTCAGCAAGGAAGATTTGAAGATACCAATAAGATGTTTGAAGAGCCATCAGAATATGACATTGGATTCCCAAGTCATTTACTTGATCCTGATCAAAAAGCATCAACAATTATCAATCAGTTTGGTCTCCACGACTGGTCTGCCCCAACAACACTAATGCTAGGCAGGTACCAACCGTGGCATGAAGGACATCATGCTCTGTACGAAGAGGCTGGCAAGAGAACAAAACAGGTTTTGCTAGGTGTAAGAAATACATACAATACTAGTGAAAAGGATCCATTAAAGTTTGATGAAGTAAAAAGCTATATAGATAAAGATGAATACATGAAAGATGCAATGGTATTAAGACTTCCTAATATAACCAATATCGTATATGGAAGAGATGTGGGGTATAAGATTGAGCAAGTTAAGCTTGATGATAAAATCGAAGCTATATCAGCTACTCAAAAGCGTAAAGAAATGGGTATCTAAGCTTGGTGTGGATAACATGGAGTGGCCTTCATGACAGTAACTAGAGCAAGATCAGCAGCAAAAGCAATAAGCTGGAGAATAATTGGTACAGCTGACACATTTATTTTGTCATATCTAATTACGCATAAGCCCATAACTGCAGCATCAATTGCTGGGCTTGAGGTTATCACAAAGACAATTCTTTACTATCTGCACGAAAGAGGCTGGGATAAAACTCAGTGGGGTAGAAAATAATGCCAGTATATGAGTATAAGTGTAGTGAAGATGAATCTCATGCATTGCTTTCTGTAACTAGATCGATATCAGAGGATGATCCAGGTTACAGTTGCGAGGAATGCGATGCAAAAATGGTAAGGACATTTTCTTCTTTTGGAATACAGTTTAAGGGAAACGGTTTTTATAAAACAGATAACGCTAAATAGTTCAATGATATAATTAACTAAACAAACAAAGTGTTTGTTTAGGAGTTATAGTTGACTAGGACTAAGTTATGGAGATTATCTTTAGCCGCCATTTTAGGGTTTGGTTGGCTATTTCTCACACCCGCTTCCTATAGCGATGACCCATTAAGCATTGCCGCTCAAGAAATAGCGGAATTAAATGAAAAAGTTGGCGGACTTAATGAAGAGCAAGCCACAAGAGATTTAATAGATATAGCAGAATCTAAATATGATTCAGCGGTTGCTGCAAAGGCAGATAGAGATAGCAAAATTACTGCTTATGATGCTGCAGTTGAGGCTGAAGCAACAGCCTTATCTGAAAAAACAGCAGCACAAAATGCAGTAGATGGTCAAACTGCAACAGTTGCTACCGCATTAACAAATAAAAACAATGCTCAAGATGAACTAGATGTAGCCACAATTAATTTAAATACAGCAAATTCAAATCTTCAAACAGCTCAATCGGCAGTAAATAGTGCTGGGTCAGCAGGGCTTCAGTATACCGTGTATCATTTATTAAGAGATGGTTATGTTAATGGACAGCATATAGCTGTACCTGGCTCTGTTATATGTACTGGTGTATGGAATTCAAACTCTATGAATCTTCCAGTTTGCGGATACTACGAAGACATTGTTGTTAAATTTACTGGTAAAATTACAGTTCCATCAAGTTGGACAAGTGTATATTTTGCTGGGTATACAGACGATGGATTTAAAATGTACGTAGATGGCAACCTTGCAATAAATAACTGGGTTGAACAAGGCGCTACGTGGAGCGCATATTCTCCAATATATAATGTAAGCCAAGATAAAACTTTAGATGTAGAAATATGGTGGTATAACGGCGGAGGACCAGGATCCTATCACCTTGGTTGGTCAATTCCAGGTGGGTGGACTGGTGCAGGATGTGCTTATACTGGAGGCTGGGGTGTAGGATTTAGCTGTAATTTAAATACATTTTCCTATGGGTCTGGCGCAACACAGCAACAGCTAGACAATTTAGCTTCTGCACAACAGGCACAAGTAGTAGCACAACAAACTTATAACACTAAATTAGAAGTACGTAATGATAAATTATCTATATATAATCAAGAGGTTCAAAACCTAACAACTGCCAATCAAAACCTCACAACAAAAGAGCAAAACCTTACAACTGCTCAATCAAACCTCACAACAGCATTATCAAATAAAAATAACGCAATTGCAATATATGATCAATCAATTATTGATATGAATAATGCAATAGATGATGCTTGGGATTCATATAATTCTACTTGGCAAATAGAAGAGCAGCAAAGAGTTCAAGCAGCAATCGCAGCAGCTATGGCAAATCAACCACAGCCTACACCAGAACCAACGATTGCTCCTACGCCTGAGCCTTCTCCTGAGCCATCGCCTGAGCAAACAAAACCAGTCGATCCCACTCCAGAGCCAAGTTCTGATACCACAGATGAACCAACGCCAGAACCAACTGTTGATCCAGAGCCCACTGTTGAGCCTTCACCTCTGCCATCGGATATAGATCCAGAGCCAACTCCTGAACCAGAGCCAAATCCTGCTGAACCTTCTGAAAAACCATCACGACCTAATGTTATCACAGAAGAGACAGCAAATCTAATTGCAGATTTAACAAGTAAAGATACATTAACTAAATTAACTCCAGAACAAAAGTCTGCAGTAGCACAGGGTCTTGGAATTAAAACAGAAGAATTAGCAAAGGTTGCTGCATTAGCAGCGGCAGAACCAACAGTTGCAAAAGCCCTTGAAGAATTCGGTGATAGAATTAAAGAGAATGCACAGGCTCCTATGCCATATACATTAGCAGATGCAACTACTGAAGTTGCCACAGAAGCGTTTTTGGCTGATCCAATCGGAGCATTAACAGATATTAATTTAGAAGAATTGTTTGATATTTCAAATTGGGGGTCAGACATGACTGATGACCAAAGAGAAAAGGCGCAGGAAGTAATTGTGCCAGTAATTATTGCAGGTAATATTGTGGCAGCAGCCATGACAAGGAGGACGTAATGAAAATAATCAAAGGCTTATTTAGCTGGCTTTGGGAGGCTGTTAAAGAGAGTATAGCTCAAGTTTGGACCCTTCTTGGCTTCTTTATTGCTTGGCTAACCCTTACTGGGACTGCTCAAGATGTAGTTGGAATTGCTACTATTGTTGCTACGGCTATATGGCTAATAACTATACCACTTCGAAAAGAAGAATAGAAATGCTATAATATATCTATGAGAAAAATTAAAGCCTCATTGGCAAGCTTGATGTTAGCCGTTACCCTTACCTCTTGTGGGTTTCAGGGAAGCTATCGTTATTCCTGCCAGGACCCAGCAAATTGGGAGTTAGCAGAGTGCAACCCACCAATTTGTGAGCCATCTGGAACATGTTCAAGAGATCTAGTTGGTAAAACAGTATGGGATGAGTATCAGAAATCAAAGGTAAAGAATGGCTAAGGAAAGATTAACTCCGCAAGATCTAGATGCTAGATTAAAATTTATTTTGGGAATCACATTAGGTTCTATTTTGTTTCTTACAGCAGTAGGAATTTTATACGGTCTTTTATTTGTTACACAACCAGTAGGAGCACAATCAGAAAATGATAAGATGTTCTTCAACGTACTTGGTTCAGTTGCAACATTTATTACTGGAACATTGGCGGGACTTTTAATTGGTCAGTCAGGCGCTAAAGATATTATGAAGGCGCAACTTGATAATAAAGAAATGGATGCCAAAAATACACAAGCAGATAAAAAGCTTGAATCAGAATTATCAATTAATGAATTAAAGGCTGATGTAGAGGCAGATGCAGTTCGTGCACGTTTGGCAAATAAGCCAGATGGTGCAATGCCTGCAGAACAGCCAGTTGATACAGATTGGGATAAAGATTAATATGACAGATTTTTTAGTACCAGAAGAAACAGCAAAAGCTCCTAAAGGATCTGCTGCTCGTTTAATTCAAGTTGCAAAGTCTCAAGTAGGATATATTGAGGGACCAAAAGACAACGAAACAAAATACGGAGCGTACACCAAGGCAAATTTCCAACCTTGGTGTGGAAGTTTTGTAAATTGGTGTGCAAACGAAGCAGGAGTCAAGATTCCAAACACAGTATACACACCTGGAGGGGCAGCAGCATTCAAGAAAGCAAACGCTTGGATTGATGGAGATATTGCAGATCCAGAACCAGGAGATATCGCCTATTTTGATTTCCCCTCAGATGGCGTCGATAGAATTTCTCACGTAGGAATTGTTATTGAAGACAATGAAGATGGTACCGTATGGTGTATTGAAGGCAATACTACTGGAGACGGTAAAAAGGGAAGCCAAAGAAATGGCGGAGAGTGTTGCAAGAAGCTTCGTGCATACAAGAAAAACAAAGCAGGAGTAATGGTTTCAATCGTAGGATTTGGTCGTCCTAAGTTTAATGCGTCTACTGCAAAAGCAGTTGAGCCAACAAAGACTGCAGCACCTACAACAGAAAAATCTAGTGCCAAAAAGAAAAAGACATGTTCCGCTTGCGGTCAAGAAATTAAATAATGAAAAAATACATTGTTAAATTAGAAGTGGACGTTGAAGTAGAAGCTTTTGATGCAGATGATGCTTTAGATTACGCAAATGATATATTTGGCGTAGATGATGAAATTAAAAAAACTAAAATAATTAACGTTAAGGAGAAATAAAATGGCAAAAGAAGGATACAAGCCAACATCAGGAATGCAATCAGCTGCACGTAGAGCACTTAAATTAAAAGAGCAGGGCAAGGCTAAGGGTGCAGGTACTGCAGTAGGTTGGACTAGGGCTAGACAGCTGGCAAATGGAGAGAGTTTGAGCCTTTCCACAGTTAAGCGCATGTATTCTTTTTTCTCACGCCACGAGGTAGACAAAAAGGGTAAGGATTGGGATAATGCTGAGAACCCTTCAAATGGTAAGATCATGTGGCTTGCATGGGGCGGAGATGCAGGGTATTCATGGTCTCGTAAAATTGTAGAACGTGAAAAGAATGTTAAGAAATCTATTGAATCAGATGAACTTGTAGAAGAAATTGTCGACATGCTAGATGATGTAATTAATCCAATTACAAAGGTTATTGAGATGGAAGATGACGAAGAAGATGAAGACGAGATGGAAGATACAGAAGATTGCGAGTGCGAAGGCTGCAAAGAATGTGAGTCAAAAGGCGGATGCAGTAATAAAATGTGCAGCGGTCATAAAAAGGTAGAAAAGTCAGAAATCATTAGTGATGAAGATATTTCAAAGAATTACATCTCAGATGATGAGCACGTAGATAAATGGAATAATATAACCAAAGCCTGCTGGAATGGTTATAAGCAGGTTGGAATGAAGACTAAAAATGGAAAAAGGGTTCCTAACTGTGTTCCAATTAATAAATCAACGGGATTGCCAGAAGAACCAAAAACTTCTTGGGACGGTATATTTAAACCTAATTTAAAAAATTAATATGTCATATTGTTGACATATCTCGTATATTTAGTGTATAATTATATTACTAATTAGGCGGACTTATTAGACAGGGTAAAATGCTTAATTTAACAATGCAAGGAGTTGAAGTCTTTATTAAAAGATTTCAAAATAAAAACCAAGAATCTTTTTGGGACAATTATGATTTAATTATTTGGAAAAATAATCCTAACGCATATACAAATACTAAGGGCATGTTTAGAAATAGATGGGGCGTGTCTGAAAAAATAATTGTAAATGATCAAGGCGTCTGGGAGCTGCCTAAACATTATGTCAAATATTTTAAATGATTTAGGAATACATGAAGATGATGCAAAATGGTATGATTTTGCTTTATGTAAAGGAATGGATACCAATTTATTCTTTGATAAATATGAATCAGATATTAATATTGCAAAAAGTATAGACAATGCTTGTTTATCTTGCCCAGTAATAGATATTTGTTATGATGTTGGAAAATCTGAAAACTCTTACGGTGTATGGGGAGGGGTTTATCTTAGTTCAGGTTCCACAGACAAAATGAGAAATTCTCACAAAACAAAACAGGTTTGGAAAGAATTAAAAATTAAACATGACAGATCATTTTAAGTATGGAATAAATCAATGGACTGGGGAGCCAAACAAACCAGTATTTTATACAAAAGAAATGGCTAGAAAGATAAGAGAGCTAAATAAGCCTGCAAGAGATTTAAAAATGGACATAGTAAAGTATCCAGACTTTCTTGCAATTAGATTGTATGAAGATAATTTTATACAATATGACGGATCTATGAAGATAAGAGTTATTGAGTATATAGAAATGGTTAAAAATATTTTAGAAACATACGGTGTAAGAGTGGAACTTGAAGGAGTTCCGTCAACTTCTGGGAGAAATAAATAATGGAAAAAGTTCTTTGCTATTCTTGTAACAAGAGTAAAAACCAATTGTCTGTAAGAAAGTCACAATTGCTGCCAATAAATTTACTTATATGTGAAACATGTCACTCTTCAAAGTTTGAGCCAAGATGGGTAATAATACTTGCTGGAAGACAGCAGGGATCTGATTTTGTTAAGGAATTTGTACAGAAGAAAAAATATCACGGAGCTGACATTACTGCCTCTGAATTATTAGTTTAATAAGCATTTTGGTGTATAATTAAGGTAAGATGAACATAAGTCCTACTCAAATTATATTAACAATCTTCGCATCATTGCTAAGTGGATTGGTTACTGCTTTTTATAATCAAAGAAAGAACAAAAAACTTGAAATAAAAAGGGCAGAAGAAAAGGCTCAAGACAATCTTAAGATAGAATTAAAAGATCTTCAGATAAAGTTGTACAAATTAGAAAAAGATTTAGATGAGTGGAAGAATAAATATTATGAGGCTTTACAGGAATTAATATCTGTAAGGTCTGAGCTTGAGGACACCCTAATTAAGCTTACCCATCTTAAAATTCACGCTGAAAACATAGAAAACTAGCGCTTTAATTTATTATTTAGTATACTGTATTACATGACCTGTATTGTAGCCATATCTCAAGGAGGAACCGTTTACATGGGTTCCGATCATGCCGCTTCAGATGAAAAATCTGGATGGATTATTGCACGTAAAGAGCCAAAATGTTTCAAGGTTGGACAATACGGAATAGCTTTTACTGATTCATTTCGTATGGGACAAATATTACAGTACAACTGGACCCCACCAAAGTACACTCCAACAAAAACAAACTCTGGACTAGACAAATTTATGAGAACAAAGTTTATTGACTCTGTCAAAGACGCATTCAAAGAACACGGATACGGAAATTTTGGGCCTAGCGAAGATGGAGACACTGGAGGAATTTTTATTGTTGGTGTATGCGGTAGAATCTTTACAGTAGATGAAGATTTTCATGTTGGAGAAAACGTATATAATTTTATGGCAGAAGGAAGCGGTGGACAACTAGCGTTAGGAGCACTTTGGGCAACAAGAAACCAAAAGAATCCTAAGATGCGTATTAAAGCAGCATTAGAAGCAGCCTCAGAGTTCAATATGGCTGTATCTCCACCATTTACATACATCCAGGTATAATGGTATAATAGTTTTATGAAAAGATTTTTGGCATGGGTGGTTGCTGGAATGTTTTCTGTCCCAGCTTACGGCATGTACAAAAGGTTTAGACAAAAGTACGACTTTGGCTTATATTACATTAACCTAGAAGAAGAAGCAAAAGAACAAGAAGAGTTTAATTCCGCTCAAGAAAAAGCAAGAAAATTGTTTTTAAGACCAGCTGATTACACTCACGCTATGGATCTAAGAGGTACTCCAACACATGTTTGTGCATGTGGATGCGACATATGGAACTTAAAGGTTGCTTTTGATGACTATCAAATAGCAAATTACTTTTTAGATATGGAATGTGCTAATTGCGGAAGCATAGCAACAGCCCCAACCCCAATAGATAAGGAAGCAAATTGAGAAAATCAGAGCGGTTAAGACAGCTTGAATTATCAGTCCAGAGATTGGAAATGATTATTGAGCTCATGCAGATGACAATAACTAATTTATTAGAGTCTCAAGGCATGCAAACCCCACCAGACCTAGATTCTGGCAAATGGTATCAAAAAATACAGAAAAAGCCTTGACATCCTGCTAATATTTAGTAGAATTAAGTCATGAACAAAAAGCTAACAACACTAATAACTCTAGTGGCACTTGTTGTGCCATCATACACAGTAGCCAAGGCGGACGAGGCTACTCCTGCAGTTGCTATTCTTGATACAGCAATTGATACATCACTTCCTGCATTTCAAGGAAAAATTATTGAAGAGGTATGTATTCTTCAAAAAGGCGCATGCCCAAATGGTTCACTATATCAGGTAGGAAAAGGTGCAGCAAGCATGCCTAGCAATCTTATTACATTAAATGGATTTGATCATGGAACACAAATGACATCTACATTCTTAATGCAAAACCCAAATGCAAATGTTGTGTTTATTCGTATTATTCCAAGCACTGAAACAGGTGCAAGAATTGCAACTGCTGTAGACCCTACAGTATCTGCTGCATTGCAGTGGGTGGCTCAAAATGCTTCTAAATATAACATTCAGGCTGTAACAATGTCTCAAGGACATCATATCCTAGGCGCTGCTGGCACAGATTATTGCCCTAAATATCAGGGTGTCACATACAATGTGATTAATGCTTTGGATCAAGTTGGTATTCCAGTCTTTTTCCCCGCAGGTAATGGCAGAGACTATCAGAGACTAGATTGGCCAGGATGTCTAACAAACTCAATTTCTGTTGGACACACAGACAATATTGGAGAAATTTCAGCATCATCAAATTATGATCCTACTTTAGATTTCTTTGCACAAGGACAATGGTCAGTAGCGGGTCCAGGAAATGTTGTCAAGAATATTATCGGCTCATCTTCTGCTACTCAAATTGCAGCAGCAATGTATCTTCAAATTAAATCAAAGTTTGGATATAGCCATAAGCAAGTATTAAATTTGATGTCCTCAACAGCAGTAAAAACAACAGGTCGTCAAGGAACATTTACAAAGCTTATTAGTTTAAATGGTGCCATGAGTGGGTCTGTGCAAACTATTGCACCAACACCTACACCAACACCTAGTCCTACACCAACGGGGCCAACTGCAGCAGAAATTGCAGCAGCAAAAGCTAAATTACAGGCAGAAGTAGACGCTGCAATTGCAGCAGCGCAAGCAGAATATGATGCAACCGTTAAGGCAGCAGCAGATAAACTTGCAGCAACAAAAGCAACATGGATGGCAAAACTAAATGGATAATCAGCAAACAGTTCTAGAAGAAATAATCATTGAAGTTGCAACAGATTTGTATAACAAATGGTCTGCTGCACTTCCAGATGCTGAAAGAAATCAGCAAGCATTTAGTGCAATGTCAAAGAATGCACATGAAACAACTGTATTTGTTATTCAGAATTTCATGAAGCGATTTAATGATGCTGCTGAAGAATTAAAGGGAAATGATACTGGGCAGGCTTGACCTGCCCAGTTTTATTTGATAGGATAAGCACATGCAAACATTTCTACCATTTCCAGCTAAACGCAATAGTCTTGACGCATTAGATAGCAAGCGTCTTAATAAACAAATACTAGAATGCTATCAAATACTTAATATCCTTACTGGGACATCCAAATCAAATGCTTGGCGCAATCATCCAGCAGTTCTTATGTGGGAAGGCGCTGAAGCAGAACTTTATCGATATGCTATGACTGCAGTTGTATTAGCAGACATGCGTGGTATTAAAACAGACAAAAACAAATCTAATCTAGAATCTTTGTCTCGTAATCGCAAATCATTAATGTGGGGAGACGATACACCACGTTGGGCTATCAACCCAACAACAATCAAACGTGTTAATGCAACACATAAAGCAAACTTATATCGTAAAGATCCAATTTACTATGCAGAATTTGCATCATCTGTAAACGATCCATACAATAAGCCATGCTGTGACCGATGCCAATATTACTGGCCTACACATAAGGATAAATATGCTAACGCTGAATGATGAAAATTTTGAAAGTTCAATAAATATTGAGGGCAATATACTTGTTGATTTTTGGGCAGAATGGTGCGGACCATGTAAAATCATGCTTCCAATCCTTGAAGAAATAGACTCAGAGGGCATTGTACTGGTCGGTAAGTTAAATGTTGATGAAAATTCAATAAAAACTGCCGAATACTCTGTACAATCCATACCAACTATGGTATTATTTACTAATGGTCAACCAGTTCACAAAATGATTGGTGCTATGCCCAAGCATAAGCTTCTAGAGGAGCTTAGGCCGTGGATGTAAATTTTAATGAGTGGATGAAATACGGATTCGATAAAGGTTGGATCTCAGATATATTTTGTAATACTCATGAAGGTCCGCCTATGACCGATGAAGAAGAACAAGAATGGAATGAAGGTGGAGATCCATGCAGTTTCCAGATACGTGTTTGGGAACTAGATTAGAATTCTGCGCTCAAACGAGGCAGATTATTAAGGAGAAATAAATTAAATGAAGTCATTTAAGAAAATCGCCCTAGCCATGGTTGCAGCCATGACTATGAGCACTCTTGTTGCAACATCTGCAAGTGCTGCACCTATGTCAATCACTTCTGTAAAGAAGGCTGGTACAACAACCACGCTTGGCACAGCAGCAACTACACCGATTACTTTGCCAGTTCCTACAGATAACTCTGTAGATACAGCAGATACAGTCGAGTTTGTTGTAACAGTAGACACTGGAACAGTAGTTTCAGTAGTAGCAACAAACGCAACAGTAGTATCAGCAGTAGCAACATCAACAGCTCCAGTAACAGCATCATCAGGATCTGCTACTTGGTCACAGAATGTTGGAACAGGTACAACAGCAACGTTTTATGTATATACTAAAACGACAGCAATTGGTTCAGTAGCCATTACAAATGGTGGAACTACAACAACTTACTACGTACAGGGAATTGCTGGTGCAATTGATAAGCTTACTCTAGCAGGAGCAGAATCAGCAGCAGCAGGTACATCAGTCACTGTAACAATTGGCGCAGTTGACGTATTCGGAAACAAGATTTCTGGAAAGTCAATTTCAGCAATTGCTAATGGTGCAACTCTAGACACAAATACTGTAACTACAGGATCTGGTCTAACAAATTTTGGTACAGCAGACGTTAAGTTTGTTGCTCCAGCAACTGGCCCAGTAACAATTGTTGCATAT